GGGAAATCAGCAGTTTCTGTCCCAGAGGTAAAGTATTGGAAAGGACGCTGATACACAAGAGTTACAGTAGCAGTGTTTGTAGCAGGAGGAGTAGGCCAAATAGAAATATTCCCATAATTAACAAAAGGCTGATAATTAATCTTAAGAGGAGAGCCACCGTTTGTAGTAGGAAGAATGTTGTAGTCTTCACGAGCCACAAGCTCCATAGGAATTTTAGCATTGCTCTCAGTCCTATATGCTTGTAGAAGTCTTACAGGAAACACTGTATTTAATGTCATGTTTGTACCAATAGTATAAACATTGGTAGTGGGGGTAAAGGTATATTCAGAACGTGCCCATAGAGGCATCCCTAAGCCCCTCAGTTGAGCTATAGCATTGTTAATGGCTACCTGCCCGTCTGCAAGGTTGGCTGCGCTAGGGGACTGTCCTTCAGCAATGACACCAAGCTTACGAAAGGCTGCTGTTAGAAGTTGATCTCTTGTGAGTTGATTGCTATAAATATTTGAGGTAGGCATTAAGGAACTCCATGTCCATTAGTAAATAGGTCAATGAGAACTTCATAGGCAATGGTGTTATTATCAGCTCGCATACAATCAGCAACACCTAAATCAGCATAAGCACTGCTAGTGACAATGTCGCACAATGCTCCTGCAACAAAGGTGTCTGTACCATCCTTACTTACAATGTCAGGGAAGGCTTTTTCTCCATGAACTTTAATGAGCGTTTGTGGATGGCGAGGTTCCCAGTCTTTCTTACAAACTAAAGCACCCGTCCATTCTTTTCTAATTTCAGTAGAAGGAAACCAGAAGCCACAACGATGACAACTGAATTTAATGCCGTGACCCGGCCACTTAATCCTCTTCATATTTATTCCTTTTCCTTAAATTCTCGGAGGCAGGTAAGTGTTGTAGATTCCAAGGCACATGTAACCCACATACCAACTTTCCTTTTAAAGGAATGATATGATCCACATGATAACCCTCTGGGCAATCGAGGTATATTTTTTTAATCTCGTTCCGGTCTACCCAAAAAGGCATGGCTTGTTGTTTACGAATTATATAAGTACGACTACGCTCTCTACATTTATTTTTATTTCGTTCACGCCAATTCTTGTGCATAAGGGAAACTTTTTCTTTGTTTCTCAATCGCCACTCATTAGTTTTAATCCTATGATATTCTGCTGTGCCGGTAGGTTTCTGTTTTAAGATACAGCATTTTTTGCAGTCTACTTTAGGTTTACCACTTTTGTATAAATAAAAAGCATCTAGTGGTAACTCTAGCAAACAATGTCTACACCGCATATGCGAACTTCCATCCATGTCCAGGCCAACCAATGCGTTTCACTTGCTAACCTCATGCAACCGTCGTTCAAAGGTGTTCTCCATCTTGTCTAAGCGAGTCCAAAGCTCATCCTTAAACTCACGGAAGTCTTCCTTTTTGAAATAGGTGTCCTTTACCTTACCTACATCATCTTCAACCTTAGCAAGCCTATCCCGTAACCCATCACTATTCTGTTTCATAAAGTACATAATAATACCTAACAATACATTAAAGATATAGGAAATAACCATTTCTGTCATGGGCTCGCCTCTATTGTAATTTTAGTTTTTAGAGCAAAGTCTAGGGGCCAAATGGCTTGTAAAGGATTGCACATGTAGGCAAGCTGTGTCACCACTGTAGCAGGCCCAGGAACGGCATTAGAAGGCACTGTGAACGAGAACTCAGCGTGGTAGGGGGTACCCTCTGCTAGTTGTGTAAGACTGTCCTCTGAGAGGAATCTAGTAGCCATTAAGTCGTAATAAGTGCCAGCACTGTCTAATAGGTAACGTGAGATAAGTACATTACAATAACGAGTACGTGTTACCGGAACCTTTAGTTTTACTTGTGCTCCTGGAACAGCGTGTTCATATTGAGCTGGGCCATTTACCTCCAGAGGGATTTTATTATCTAATAGCCATACACCTAGTTGAATAACAATGTAGAAGATGAAAACATAAAGATAAACCTTAGTGGTAAACCAGCCAGAGCAAAAGCGTTTGAGTAAAATGCCACGCATTACACACTAGGAGCAATAAGGAAGTTAACCGTTCCTGTACCAGCAAAAGAAGCATAAGCACCTGCGGTAGTAATGACTCCCACAGGGAAACTATATTGACCTACAGCAGTTGAAGCTGGAATGACAAACAACGCCGTACCAGAAGCGGCAGAGGCGTTGTCATATACAGTGGTGGCTGCTGCTGACATAGCAGCCGTTACAATGTAACCATACACAATGCAAGGTGCGTTAGCAACAACGCCCGTAGCAGTAAGGTTTACATATTGAGCAACAGAGCCGGCAGCAAGCCGGTTAAATTGTGCAAGCTCGCCATTGAGCATTGCAATTGAAAGTTGACCAGCCGCATTAACCTTAACAGGTTGCCATGTGCCATCGGCACCATTAGCGGGGGTGTCATTCTTACCATGAAGCGTTACGTGCATTCCCATATTAATCTCCTAGATTGGCTTTCGCTTGAGGGACAAAATATTATAAAGAGGGAGCTTTTCACTCCCATTGGCCGTTAGGCTAAGACGTTTGGACCGCTAGGGAAAACGTCAGTCATCGACTGCTTCGCCAGGACCAGTGACGAAGAAATCAATGATAACAAAACCAGTACCACCGGCAGTAGAACTACCAACAGCATATGAACTGGTAATGGGAGCATCTGCAGTTAGCTTGGTCAGCACTGATACACCTGAAGAGGTACCTGCATTAACCAGACCAACTTTAGTGGTACCCATAGTAAAGGTCTCCAAAATCCCATCTACATCGGACCCAAGACCCACCGTAAAGGTGGCAACAGCAGTTGAGGCATTCACGTTCTGTAGAACATGTACACCCGTAACTACTGCATCTTTAGGGAGCCACGCTTTAGTCGTGGCACTGTCAGTACGTGCAATTGGAATAACCAACTGCAGCGTACAGCGACGTTTGGGATAGGAGAGAGTGGGGTTAGTATAACTCATATTCTCTCCTTAAGGTCAGGCGCCAGGACTGCCGTAAATGCCACGACGGTCAGTCCAGCCGAAGCTGTAACGAGCCGTAGCCTTGTACTTGGCATTCTCGGTGTCGAAGTCCTCATCCATACCGAACTCATCAGCACGACGCTCGAAATACTTCAGACCATCCTTAACGTCAGTTAGAATGAACCAGAAGTCATCTTGAGTCAGGTAGTGATTCACAATAACTTCAGGAATCATACCCATGTTCTTAATGGCATTGATGTCATTAAGATCAGTACCAACACGACCTTCCGTCTTCAGGATACGGCTTGCCTCGAACATCAGTTCCTTAGGAATGACAAGCTTACGAGGACGAACCGCAATTTTCAGGCCACGGTCATTCTTGAAGTCAGCAATGTCAATACAGGCTTGTTCCAGAGCAGCTTCTGATAGGTCAGTAGCAACTGCAACACCGTTGGTGTACGTGCCACCAGCAATGTTAGGAGCAGAGTTAGAGCCACCACCACCAGCGGAAGCAATTAGGGTAGCACTGTCGCCACCAACATAACCAGCAGTGAATGCCCGGTTATAGATGTTAGCTGCAATGATTTCCTTAGTCTGACGCATTGAGAAAGCAAGACCACGTGCCTTCTGCTTTGCTACAACATCATACAGGTCATCGTCATACGCTTCACGAGTAACCACAAAGCCGAGACCATAGGTTACATGGTTGTAACGGCTGGTGAAACCCTGCTTGGCAGTATCATAGGTGATGGGAGCACCTTGATCTTTAACCACAGCAAGACCCATACCGCTGTAACCAACGTCCTCTTCAAAGGCACGTCGTGAGCTATTCTTCTCAAACAGCTTGTCCCATTCAACGGGATATTCATTGTAAGCTTCGCCATACCAAGCATTAACGCCAGGCCAGAGACTTTTGGCAAAGCTTGAGGTAGTAATTACGCCACTCATCTTATTCTCCTAAACTATTAAACACCAGCCACGCCAACGCTACCATAGGTATGGACGTTGATGCGAACCAGGACTTTATTATACTGCGCGGCAGTTTCATTGTCTGCGCGCTTTACTTGACCAACAATTTGCAGAGGCCGGGTTGAGGTGGCATCTGGAGTGGTGGTTGAGTATACATACATAGGAGAAGCCCCAGTAATCAGGGGATTCGTGTGAGCGGAAGCACCTACACCTACGTTGAAACCGATGTTAGCCAGAGTAACCGCAGCGTCAGCTTCGGCTTCATAGATAAGACCAGGATCGTCAGCAACAAGAACATATTGCTTGGTTGAGGCCGCACGATACTGAGGAGTATCAAGGGCAATTGAGCCAGCAGTCATTGTACCATCTAGAGGATCGAGTTTGGCATTTACAATACCAACCACAGCACCCAGGATGGGACCAGCAGTAATCTGGCTAGAAGCTGCTACAACGCTTTGCACACAGGCAAGACCTGAGGTAGAAGCATTGGTAGAGAGTTTAACAAGGTCACCCACGAAGACAGGGTTGCTGTCACTCGCAGAAACTTCATAGAGAGTGGATTGACCATTATAAGGAGCACCAGTGAGGTGCTTAACGGGCTTAAAACCGTTAATACGAGATTGATTAGCCATTTAGCTTATCCTTTCAAAACAATAAAAGAAATAAGGCAATGGCCCGAAAGATCAGTCGATTTGTAGTTTACCGAAGTCAGCAGCTTTACGGGCATCACCCTTCATAGTAGCTTCCATCGCATCAACTTCCTGTTGTTTAATTTCTTGGTCTTCTTTGTACCAATCGTCAGGGATTCGCATAACAACTGCTTTTGTACCTTGACCAACAGAAAAATGTGCAACTGAACCTACAGAGGCCGTATTGTCTACACGCTTATTACCGATTGCTCCAATTTGTTCCGTGGTACATACATCGTACCCACGTTCCTTTAGAAGCTCTACACGGTCATCAACATCATTAACAATACGATATGTAAAACCCGGCTCTTTGTTCTTAATCGACAGACGATTGCGAGCTTCGAGGGGGGTTCTACGGGGACGGGCACTTGCCACAGATGGAGTACGAGCCATAATGGTTCTCCTTATTTAAGGCCCTTAACGGCCTTGAGGTCAGAAATGTATTTCTCTTTAGTCAGCACTTTGCTGCGAATAAGGTCATTCATTACCTTACGTTCCTGGTCAGAAAGAAAGCTGTCATCATCTTTACGGCTTCCTTTATTACCACCCCGTGAGCTGTCTACGTCAGGGGCATTTTGTTTATTTGGGTTGGTAAACTTGTTCGGGAATTCCTTACGAACAGCTTGTTCAACCTGTTTCAGTACATCAGCAGGACTAACTCCCTGAGCCGCAAGCTTGTTACCAAACTCATCTGCATACATACGCATGTGAGGAGTATTGCTGTACCAAGGTTTGCGAGATTGGAAAGCTTGCCATTCTGGGTGAACTACTTGTTCTTCTACCAGAGGGGTTTCTTTCACTTGCTCAATACGGGCTAGTTCAGTCTCAGCCTTTTTAATTTCATTATCAAACAATTCAAAACTATCACCATCACCATCCGAAAGAGCCTGCTTACGCTGGGTCTTCATGGTTTCAATGGCTTTGCTTACAGCAGCTTCTTCTACACGAGTGTAGTGTACTTTTAGAGCTTCTAAACCTTTTGAAAGAGACTTGAGTTGTTTACTCTGTGACTCAATTTTATCAAAGAGCGGTTGTCGTTGGACAAAGGCTTTTGCATCAATGAAGTCATCCTCTTGTCCATGAAACTCTTCCTTAGGACGCCAACCCATTGAGAGGGCTTTTTGCTCCATCTCCGTATACTGGGGGGCATCAGGAACACTTTCCTGGCCTTCTGGCACTACGCCATTATCTTC